GGCAACCATGTTCCGAATCAGCAGGCTATTCCTGTCGACTTTGGTGGCCCTCACCGTTCTATGACTCCAGCTCCTGCCGGAACACATACCGCAAGGCCCCCAAACCCCGCAGCCAATCCGCATGCTGCTGCGAGCCACGCCGCTCACACGCATCCTGCTTCACAGCCGAGGGCATTTGCTAACCCGACTGTTTCGGCTCGACATGCGCCTGTAAGCAATCCGATCAATCACAATGACAATGTGACAAGCCACTTTACTCCGAGACCTCAGGCACAGCGTCAGCAGTTCGGACAGACGTATGAGCAGCATCAGGAAGCTCAGCGTCGGGCAAATATCCGCACTCGCTCGCATAGTGTTTGGAGTTCCGGGTACGCAGGATTTGGCGGAAGTCGCTGGGGCGCATAATGGGTCTACAGCGTAAAAGAATCACAGTTCGCACCAAGAAGGGCAAGACCTATCAACGGTCTATGCTTGTTCGTGGCACCGATGCTGTAAAGCGCACTTTGCGAAATCATGGTGGCAAGATGCTTGCCGGAGCTGCACTTGCTGCTGGCGCAGCGCTTGCTTATCACAAGCGCGAAGCTATCAAGCCGCATTTAACGCAGGCTGCACTCTCTAAGCATGCTCATGGGGCGCTGCACGCCGCTAATCGCTGGCGCATGACAGCGGGCGCCAACATGGCTAAACGAGTTGTTGAAGGCGTTGGTACCGCACTTGCGACACACTATATCGCGAAAGCTGTTGGTAACGCTGGTCGGCGCGTCGGTCGTTCAGTTGGTCGGGCTACTATTGGCGGTAAGCGGGGTGCTCGCAAAGGCGCTGAGTTTGGTAAGGTCTTTGGCGAGGCTTTAGGCGAGGCAACTCTTGGACATGCCGTTCAGGGCCATATTGGTCGCGCTGCAACTGAAACCGGAAAAGCACTTCGCCGCAAGAACATAATCCGTGCTAAACGTAAGTGAGCTATGCGCCCCAACTTACAGAAGAAAGTGCTTACCGTTCGAGATAAGCACGGAACTCACAGACAGACATATTACGTAGCCGATCAGGAACATCCTGCGCAGCGTCCTGGACATACAGTCGCAACTGTTGCCAAGCCTCGTGATGTCGCTTCTGTTCATTACGGAATGCTTTGGGCCGGTAAGGCGAACAAAGGCGTTGATGAAGCACTTAACGCTATCGCCAAGACGCATGACGTGCCGAGTAATCTATTTCATGTGAAAATTAGAGTTGTCGGAAGCCTTGGAGGCGCTAGCGGAATTTACGTCTTCGACAAAGGTCCTAACAGCAATCAGATCCACGTTTCTAAGTATGCCAAACAGCCGGCGGCAACAATGGCGCACGAGTACGGTCACTTTTTGGATCATCACTTGTTTGGTTCTGGCAAGCCTAAACTTAGTTCACTTGGTACGCACGACTCGAAGAACGCCAAAGTGCAGGCAGAGCTCAAGGCCCTAAAGACAGCGATGTACAGCTCCGATGCTGTACAATCACTCGTTAAGCGGCACAATGAGCACGTCAAGAAAAAAGACCATGTTGGAGAACGGTACACTAGCTACTTGCTTGAACCCTCTGAAATATTTGCCAGATCCTACGCTCAGTGGATTGGACTTAGGTCTTCCCCTGTCGTGCACCGACAGATAAAAGAGCAGGGAGCATCTTGGCGAGATTATGGCTACCAAGCTCAGTGGGAAGACAAAGATTTCGAGCCAATTGCCCGAGAGTTTGATAGGCTATTTGCTAGACGTGGTTTAAGGAATGGTAGACGATGAATCCAAGAGATGTATTGCGCAGAGCAACTGAGGGTGCTCAGGTACCTAACTATGCCAAGATCCTCAGCGAATCAGGGCAAGAAGAAAACGTTGAGACCCTAATGGAAGTACTCCAATATCGCCCAACAGGCGATCTGATTACGGACGCAGATGACAGTTGGAGTGTTGAGGATTCACTGGCAGACATCGCTCGCTACAGCAAGTGATCTCTGTGCTATATGTTTGTAGAGGTTGATTAATGGCAGACTTACAAAACTGGAGTCAAAACCGTCCGCAGCCAATAGGCGGGCAAACTCAGGAAGATCCTGTACCGATGGAAGAAGTTCCTCCGGAACAGGCTGAGATTCCTGGCGGGGCGACAAAGTCTCCCGAGCAGATGGAGAACCTTGTAGAACTCACTCGGAATCATCTACCCGAAATAGAAGAGCAGCTGGCTGCCATGAACCCTCAGATGCTTTTGTCTGACGATCAAGAGCTTCCCGAGAATGATGCTGATCGTGTGCTGGAGCTCGTTGATACTTGGGACGATGGAATGCCGCAGTTGCTGTCGGGCATTTCTCCTGATGAAGCCATCATGGTTTCTCAGGCACTTGAGAGTGAGATCCAAGAGGTACAGCCGATTTTGGTCGGCGCTTGGATATGGAGAGCTGGCGAGCTTGTTTGAACTGAGCTAGTTTACGAATAGGAAAACGAAAATGGCTAAGCAGAAGAACGTGAAGAAGATGAAGGACCACGACGACGAGGTCGAGGATAAGAAGCTCGTCAAGAAGATGGTCAAGAGCGATTGTATGAAGTCGGACTCGAAGAAGAAGCGTAAGTGAGCACACACTACCTAAAAAGAACTGGATCGGACACGATCAGCCCTCCGGCGGGTAATCCCTCTGGTCAGCCAACACTTCTCGTTCAGAAGGACGAGACTATGGCAATCAGAAACTACCTCAGCACTGTAGTGTATCTCAGCTCTGATTCCCCGGTTTCAGTTTCGCTTGGTCCTATGACAGGAGTTAACTACCTGTCTATCCGTTCAGGTGATGCTGCTGTTCGTGTAAGAATCACGAGCAGCGTCGGAACTACACAAGCGGTCTCTGTGTACCCGTCTCTCGACTTGAGAAGTGACACAGTTGACATCACAGCAATTGACTTGACACGCACTTCCGGTATAGACTCGGAAGTGTTCATAGTAATGGGACAGAAAGCCTAACGGAGACTAAATAGGAAATGAGTACGACTACAGCAGACATTACGCTCCAGCAGGAGCTCAACAAGGGTAACGCTGGCAAGCTTCCTACCCTTCTTCAGAAGATGAAGATCGGCAACGTCCTCGGTGGCGCTGTCAAGGTTGTTGCAACAGGTCTCGCGCCTGCGGCCACTTTCGACATCACGACCTCTGCGGTGCGTGCTGCTTCGACCATCACTGGTCTTGACCGTGAGTCGAGCGACCTGCTCCCTCCGATCATGGTAGTGAAGACTCTCCGTGTTACCGCTTCAGGTACGGCTAACTCGGTTGGTTCCTATGTCGTTTCTGACGCCGCAGGTACCGCTGTGAGCCCCGACGCGGGCTTTAACGTTGGGCTTGCTCTTCTCTCTGATGATGGTAAGTCTCTAACGTTCCCGACAGCCGTAACAGCGTTCGTACTTGAGTATGTACCGCGTTCGGCTGTCGATCTCGCGTCGAACTACTACCCTGCAGTGGGCGTAGGTCGATAATATCGTCTGTAGGAGTTATTTGTGAGCGTAGAAGATACAAAGGTTGCTGATCCCGAAGTTGAGATGTCCGTAGAGGAGGTCATCAACGAAACTCTGCCCGATACCCAGGCAGAGGCTCAGGCCGAAGAGAACGAGGCAGATCGTCCTGCACTCGCCTCCAAGGCCAGGATGGATCAGGCACGCAAGATTGCTGAGCAGCGCAAGGCTGACCGTGATGCAGGTCGTAAGGCTGCGGATTCAGCTTGGAGCAAGAAGCTCAAGGAACTTGGTTATGAGAGTCTTGACCAGATTGCGCAGTACCGAGCCAGCTCGGCTAAGCACCCAGCGAACAAGGACGATGCGCAGGCTGCTGATTTGCGCAACGCTCATCAAGCACTGCTTAACGAAAATCGGGGACTCAAGAGCCGAATCGCTGTTCTTGAGAAGAAACTGGCTGCCGCTCAGACTGAGCAGGAGCTTCGCCAGATCGCATACGAAGCTGATGTTGACCCCGAGTATATCGACGTAGCAACTAACTCCCTACAGAAGCACTATCAGCGTCTCGATGCTGATTCAGCTAAGCAGTTTGATCCTGCTGGCTGGCTCACCAAGGATTTCAAGGCTCGCAAACCCGGTATTTTCCGGGCTGCGCTCAATGAGATCAAGAAAGAGCCAGTTGTCGAAGAGAAGCCTGTAACAACCGCACCAGCAGGTTCTGCTCCGAAGTCTGCCACGGCGACTGAGGTCAAGACTGGTGGTGAGCCCGCGATCAAGAAGAATGCGATGAAGATGACTCGCAAGGAGCTTGATGAGGCATTCGCCGCCAAGGGCTTGAAAAACCCCGCAACCTATGTCTAACTTGGAGTAAGAGGATAAAGTAAAATGGTAGACTTCAGTACGATTCTTCAGACACCCGAGATCCGAGCGCTAGTTCAGGAGAACTATCTTGAGCGTGCGTTCTATGACGGGCTCTTCCCGGGTATGGTGTACCGCGCAGACGTTCAGGCCGAGCACTGGAACGCCGCAGCTGGCGACACTCAGATCTTCACTGGTGAAGGTCTCATGCCTGTGAGCCTGCGTCCTCTTCGTCCGGGTACTGATCCCGAGCCGTCGAGCTACGCAGTTGAGCAGTGGTTTGCGCAGATGCATCAGTGGTCAGGTACCGCTGATATGCACATGCCTACCAGCGTTATGGCAATTCAGAATCTCCTTCTGAAGAACGCCAAGAAGCTCGGTCAGCAGGCTGCTCAGACCCTCAACCGTCTCGTGCGTAATGCTATGCACAACTCGGTTAACGCAGGCTGGACCGTTGCCAATGGTGGTGACACCTCGGCGATGACCATTCGTGTCAAGCACCTGAACGGTTTCACGACTGCTCGTCGGCCTGATCTTGCCGCTGGTTCTCGCGTGCGGTTTGCGGCTGTCTCTTCGAGCAACCCGCTCCGCATCACCATCGCAGGTACGGCCAACACCGTAGTTGGCTTCACTCCCGATACTGCTGGCGACGAGCTCGGTCCAGGTACGCTTACTCTCGGTTCCGCTGCGACTTGGTCTGACCGTGCTGCTGTACTCGCGTACGACCGTTCGGACAGCCGCTTCGTCGGCGGCGGTACTAAGGTCGATGACCTTGGTCCAACTGACCTTCCTACGCTCCAGGACATCCGCGGCTGCGTAACTGCTCTCCGCCGGACCAACGTGCCTGTCCATCCCGATGGTCACTATCACGTCCACATGGGTCCTGATTCTGAGGCTGCAATCTTCGCTGACTCTGAAGTCCAGCGCATGAACACAGGCGTGCCCGAGTCGTACATGTACCAGGATTTCGTGCTCACCAAGATCCTTGGCTGCCTCTTCGTGACGAACAACGAGGTTCCTCTCGCTCGTTCGATCTATCCGTACGATGGCGCTACCTGGTCGTTTGACGATCCCTTCGCTGCGGAAGTCAAGAACGACGGCACTGCCTCGGGTATGGACGTGCACCGCATGCTCTTCACTGGCTTCGGTGGCATCCGTGAGTACTACCAGGACCCTTCGGCCTTCCTCACCGAGGCTGGCATGATCGGTAAGATGGGTGAAGTCGGCTTCGTAAACAATGGTATCGAAGTTGCCGTTGAGCGTTGCAAGATGATCATCCGCGCTCCTCTCAACCGTCTGCAGGACAACGTTGCAGCCACCTGGACCTTCCTTGGTGACTTCCCCGTCCGCACCGATGCAGCGGCTCCCGGCTCGGATGCACGCTACAAACGCATGATTGAGCTAAAACACGGCTACGCATAATCCTTTTTAATCCGATGGTCGGATTAAAAAAACAGCCTTGACATCTCTCTGAGGGAAGGGCCAGCCGTAAAAAGCTGGCCCTTCCCATTTCAACCGTTTATGTTATAGTCTCTGTAAGGAAAGCTATGTCAAGACACCACAAGAAACTAATTGAAAATCTTCCCAAGCATCCTGAGTACAAGCCGGAAGTTCCCGCCGCTGAAGTTGCTGAGAACGTACCCGCAGCTTGGATTGTTCTAGAAGACCGCAATGTCTGCGTCCGTGGAGCAATTACCAAGATTCGCCAGGGCAAGATCATCAAGGATCGCCAGCTTGCCGAGTTGGTAGTCGCCCAAGGCGCCAAGCTCCAGGCTCACAACGTTTAAGGTAGAAGATGACAGCGCTCAACGAAAACGAGAAGAGCCGCTGTCGGCGGCACCTTGGCTATCCTGAGACCAACTCGATCTCTGTTTACGCCATGGGCACGATTCTGCCAATGCAAGGTCTGTTCCTTCTAGAAAGTCAGATGGATGCCTTGTCGGCTAATGGTGCTGATCGTGTTCGCCAGCTCATTGATCTTCTGGACAAGATGGAAGCCAAGATGATCAAGGCTGCTTGCTACCTTACTGTTGATCGCATTGGAGAAATTCAGATGCGACCAGCAGGAGGTAGGCAAGGAACAGATCTTCTTGAAATCGAGTATCTACGATGGGCGAAGCGCCTGTCTGACGTTCTTGGCGTGCCTTATTACTACTACTCCGAGAAGTTTGGTGGCGGCATTAACGTAAAGGTAGGTCGGTAGTTGAGTACTGTTCGCCCAATCCTCGATCATGAATATCGGGACACGCTTCTGGGACAATTCCTAGAGGATGATTGTCTTGATGAGCTGCGTCAGCTTGCTGCTGACTTCGGGGCGCGTCCTTACCGTGTCTTTCTAGTCAGGACGCAATGGACAGGCGGAAAGCGCGGACGAGGCGTGGAACGAGTCATATCTGAAACAGAGATTCTTCCAACACCCAAGATTGAGACTGTTGCCTCAATTAATCTCCAGATGCTCGATGCCGGTATCGACGAGCAAGGTTCTCTGTCTATCGCAGAAATCAGCCCTCGCTATACGGAAAACGAGCTGCTCGGCCGCAATGAAGACGGCTCAGAAATCCCGGATAACGAGACCTTCTCTTGGGAGGTTAGACTGTCAAGAGGAGACGCTGGAGAAGACAAGCGAAGACGCTATGTTGTCCGAGGTGTGCCCGACTATCGTCCAACTGAGCTGCAGTGGAAGGTATCCCTGATTCGAGCTGGTTCTGACAGACAAGCAGACGGAGCGCCAAGATGAGTCTACAACGTAAAAAGGTCACTGTACGCACCAAAAAGGGCAAGGTTTACCAGCGTTCAATGCTGGTAAAATCATCCGGCAGCAAGCTGAACAGAGGCGGTAAGCTCAATGCTCTGAATCCTTGGGAACAGCGTCACATGGAGCATGTGAGCACGAACAGTGCTCTTGGAGAACGCGCGCGAGCGTATGGTAGTTCCGGTCCCGGATCGACGCACTCTCTGTTAGCTTATATGGCAGGCGCACAACGCCAGATTGAGAAAGCCAGATGGGAGCGTGCGAAAAATATAGGGGAGCGAGATCACAGAAGTGCTTTTGTTCGCAGGCAGGCGGGACAGGAAGCGCTGTCCCGAGCCGCGCTCTTACAATCAAACTATAGCCATCGACCAGAAACAGCCAACACATTTGCTTTGACTTCGGCCTATCACTACACGACCGAACATAGTCGGGATATGTTGGCAGCTAATCACGGCGAACACAATATTTACGAAGTCCATCAGGACCCCAGAAAGTGGGTTCGTTAGTTGACAGTTCGCGTCAACGTACCTCTAAAAGACGTCGGCAAGATCGAACGTCGGATCAAGCAGACCTGGCGCCAGGAAATGGGCAAGGCCATGCGTCGCGCTGCGAACATGTGCAGACTTGTTCTCATTACGAAAACAGCCAAAGCTCCGCCAGCTAAGCCAGACGCCACTTCGCCAGTAGGTGCAATCGACCAAAGAGGTGTCATTGACGGTTGGGAGTTTTTGTTTACTCCTGGCGAACTGTCTGTAATGATCTTTAACAAGGCACCGCACGCTGGCTTTGTCGAGCAGGGCGTGAAGACTAGCTCCGGCAAGATTGGTGGACTCATCGCCCGAGACTTGATCGCCTCCTGGATGATTCGCAAAGGAATCAACATAACGCAGAAGAAGGGCGATAAGTTTGTCCCGGTCAACGCTAAGAAGGCCGCTGCGTTCATTATCTTCAAGATCAACAGCCGTAAGGGAACTTGGCGCTTTCGTCCCCGTAATATCGCTAAAGATTCTGCTCGCCGAGTCAAAGAGATTTTCAACAGAGAGATCAAAGAGCAGTTTGACCGAATGACTCTTAAGGCTATTAATGAAGCTGGAAAGACTCGCTAATGCTCGTCAATTACGGATCAAAGGTAAGCTGCACGGATATCAGAGTTACCTCGGCAAGCAGAGCGCCTGTGCGCGCACTCGCTGAATATCTGGAGACTATCCGCTTTTCTGAACCAACGAGCGGCTCTGACAAGTTTCTAGTCGTAAAGGATGGGAAAGCCGACGTTGAGGACATAGCGGACTACCCAGCAGCTGTCGTTTACGCTGAGGGTCCTGTTCGCTACGGTCTCGAAGACGGAGCTCTTGAACCTGTTGATATGCTCGACATTGAGGGTGCTAGGGCCGTGATGGTTGGGGAAATCAACATGACTGTTCTGGTCCATGTCTGGACTAACGAGGACGAGCATCGCGAGATCGTTCTACAGGCACTCGAAGATGCCTTCTCGCCTGTTGAGTGGATGTCGGGTTTTCAGCTTGAGATGCCGCACTACTACAACTGCCGTGCGCAGTATCAGCTATCAGAAATGGTGTTTGAAGACTCACCAGATGACGTTCAGCGTCGGTATCGCAAGTTATCCGCTCAACTTACTGTCCGCTCACCATATGTACGTTTGTTCAGCATTCCTAAGCTAGAACCACGCAATCGGGTGGAAGTGGGCTAACGTTTCAAGTAACTTCAATAGAGACTAAGGAGAAATCATGGCAGGCGCTGGTTACATTCGCAGATTTTCTTACTTCCCTGGGACTACTGAACTCCAGGCGATTGAAGGTGTGGTTATCGTCGATCAGCGCTCGCCTGGTCCCATTCGAGGGGCATCAACTGGCGTAGTGGGCGTGATCGGTGAGTGCTCAGATATGAGTCATTGCTGCTCTGTAAACTCTTCAGGTGCTGTGGTTAGCAAGATTGATCCTGTTGAGGTCTACGGTAGCGCTGACCTTATCGACAAGATCGGTCCTTTCGACCGCTACCTCGGCGAGTTCGGCGACGAGATGGGCAACATGTTCGTTGAACTTCGCAATAAGCAGTTCAGCCGACTTGTTGTTGTTCCTGTCGACATCGTTCGGCCGGCTTCGACAACTCAGTACGCCATTCGCATTTGGCGCCAGCTTCCTACCAACCGCTCGGCCACAGATCCGACCCCAATCGTGCCTGTGATCGGAACTAAGATTCCTGCGGGTACGCGTTTTGATGCTTCGCCCAATCGGCTCTACACAGCCTCTGCTGTTACGTTCACTGGTAAGCCGGCGATGAGCTCTGGAGTTGACGGCACGACAGTAACGACTGGTCTCCCAGCGGCTACGACTACTATCGAACGCGCAGCGGGCTCTTGGATCACTGATGGAGCCGCTGAGGGCGATCTGATCGTTCCAGGCTCGCTTAACGCTGCTTCCGCTTCGCAGAATCTTCTTTGCGCTGGCGCGGGTACGCTTCGTATCGTAAGCGTTGATTCGGCGACGACCATTACTGTCGAGAAACTCAGCGGCGCTAACTTCGCCGCAGGTACCGACTGGGCAGCTGGTTCAGCTCTCGCCTGGAGACTCCACCACGCATCTGACGGTGACTCAAGCCAGAGTGTTACCGCCGGACATCAGCTTTCCGAGGCTGCTGGCTACACGGTACTCGCTCGCCCCGGCAACGCGACAATCTCTTCAGGTTCCGCACTTACCCCCAATCCGCAGCCCACGGCTCCGTCGGGCACTTATTGGGACGTTACCGCAGGTCTCATGGGCGTTACGCACCCTTCTGGTGCGCTTACCTACGATGCTAACGTCCACGCCGCTAACCTTTCAGCGACATCCTCGCTCCGCGCTCGCTACCAGGAAGCGCTAGATTCGCTCCTCAACGATGACACCCCGGAGAACGAGGTCTCGATTGTTATCTCAGCGCGCAAGGACGCTACCATTCAGGCTGCGCTCCGTTTGCATGTTCTCAATGCATCGGCACGCGGTATGAGTCGCGTTGCGCCGATCAGCCCCAAGCTTGAGACACTCTCGAAGGCAACCATCCTCGGAAGCGCTGCTCCTGGCGTTGGTGGCACAGGCGGGGCTGTTCGCCACGAGCGTGTGACCTATCACTGGCCCGGTGTTCGTACCTTCATCCCGGAACTTGTTGGTATCAGCATCGCCACTTCGGATGGTCTAACAACCGATGACGGTATCTGCGATACTGCGGCCGATGGTTGGGTTGCTGCGCTTATGTCTGTTCTCCCCCCGGAGAACAACATCGGTCAGGCACTTGATCCTGTTCCGACCATCTTCTCCCCGATTATCGGCTATCAGCGCGGCACACCCGCGCTTGATATGAACGACTACATTCTGTTCAAGCAGTATGGTGTGTCGGCTTTCCGCATGGATCGCACCATGGGTCCGCTCATCCAGTCGGGTGTAACAACTTCGCTTACAACCGGCGAGTCGAACATCAATCGACGCCGAATGGCTGACTACATTCAGGACAGCCTTGCGGCTCGCTACAACCAACTAGCTAAGATGGTTGCTCGTCAGAGCATCAAGGACACGATGCTTTCGGAGACCGATGCATTCCTCTCGGATCTTCTTGCAGAAGGCAATCCTGACGGCCAGCGCATTGCTGGTTACTCGATCGACGACAAGTCCCTGAACACTCAGAGCCTTGCCGCTCAGGGTATCCATGTGATCCGTGTAGTCGTACAGCTCTTGCAGACACTTGACACGATCGTGCTAGCCTCTGAGGTAAGCCCCAACGCAGACATCACAGTAAGGCAGGTTTGATAGATGGCTCAAGGTAGAATACTAGGACAGAACGCGAGCATTATCCTTATTCAGGACGGTGCTCCTCTGACCGAAATCAGCTGCATCAAGTCCTTTTCCTTCACCTTCGAGCTGGAGATGAAGGACGAAGGCTACTTGGGCGAAACCACCAACCGCAAGGACAGCGTTTTCAAGGGCGTGAAGCTCGACCTTGAAATGCATTCCACAAACGGGAAGACTTTCGATGTCATCCAGGCGATGATTGACAAGGCTCGTCGACGAACGCCAGGTACGGTGATTAACATCAAAGCTGCGCTTGTATGGCCGAACGGTGACGTTGTTCGCGTTACCTTCCCCGATGTTGCATTCGGCGATTTCCCTGTTAATATTGGAAGTCGTACGGATTACGTTACATTCAAGATGGACGGAGCCTGTTCCGAAGCCCGCGTCGTCCGCACATAAGGAAATCACATGTCGATTGATATCAAGTCCTATCGCGCAGCGATGGAAGCTACGTTCACCTTTCCGGGCGAGCTGGCTGCTTCCACTGGCTACAAGTCTGTAACTGTTCGTGAGCTTAGCGCAAACATGGAATCTATTGCGCTTGCTCGCGCCGGTATGGATGGTAGCAAGCTAGTTCATGAACTTGTCAAGGAGTCGGTTGTTCGCGCTGTTCTTGCCGACGGTACTGTCGAGCAGATCAACACTGGTGATGACTCTATCGATAAGTTCTGGACTGCCATTGGCCCCAAGGGTCGTACGCTTGTTGGTAACGCCTACTCCCACATAAACCAGCCTAAGGCTGCGGAGTCGGCTGATTTTTTGGCAAGCGTCCAGATCAGCGTCCGGTAACAACCTTCCCGATGCTGATGCTGGCCGGTAAGTTCCAAGGAACGAAGAACTACCGAGCAGACTTCTGGAAACGAATGGCCTTTGCGTGCAGGTACGGTCATACAGATTTGACCGTTGCTATGCACATTCCTTCCAAAGACCTCAATGAGTTCATGGAAGCAATAGGCCAGCTGATCACAGAAGAAAACAAATCTCCGAAGGATAAGGATTAGTGCTAGTCTTTATCCATGCTTGAAGTCGCCCAACAACTCGCTTACTACGTCAGCTTCGTTGATAACGGGGCAACTTCCCGCTTAGTTCAGTTTGGACAGCAGCTTGCTTCAGTGGCTATGATCGGTTCCTCGGTCAAAGCCTCAGTTGAGAGCATGCTTGCGCCTCTTAATCGCATCGGCGCACAGTGGTCGCAGCGAGAGCAGCAGATCAACAACATTACGCGTTCATTGCGCCAGTACGGCTATGTTGGTCAGTCCATCGCGGACATCAACGCTGAGATCAACAGATCGATGCCGAACGCGACCCAGGCACAGCGCTCAGCAAGGTTTACGGAAGTTTATCAGCAGCAGTTCCAGCAGGGTCGTCAAATGGCTCGCGGAACCATTGCCACGATGACCCAACTCGCGGCCACGCTGCCCGGTGAAGTCGACGACTACATGCAGTCGTTCTCCATGAACTTGGCACACATCTCCAAGGGCAGGGGGATGACACTCGACAGGGCAGCTGGTCTAATCAGCCAGCTTACCGCCGGTAGCATCGCCGCGGGTATTGATTCAGATCAGGCTGCCCGTGACCTGATGCAGTTCTTGACTGTAGGACCGCACATTACAGACCGTTCCTGGGTGGAAGTCTGGGCTAACTACGCTAGAGATCCGCGAACAGGTCGTCGACTTCAACAGGCTGATATCGGGCGTATGACGACTGATCAGCGCATTAACGTTCTTGCGGACATCGCCTCGCAGCTTGGTCCGCTTATGGACGCTACTGGCGATTCTTTCGACGCGATTATAGGCACGTTGCGTTCGGCGGAGCACGAGCTCCGTCTCACTTTAACAGAGCCGATCTTCAACGAGTTCAAGAATATGATCAGTGCCGTTAACGGGCACTTGGGCATATTTATGGTTCGTCTCGGCAATGCTGGTGGGTGGATTGGAAATCGTCTTGGTCAGGCTTTGCACAAGGCAACAGAGACAGTGCAAGCTGCCGACCTTGCGCTCTACAAGTTCGGTATGTTCACATTCCCAAGATGGGTTGAAGATATCACTTCTGTGGGAAGCATGTTCCAGCGCAATGGGCGACTTTTGTATGAGTACCACCGACCACTAGTATCCGGCGGTGGTGGACTCATAAAGCGTCAGATGGACGCCCACGGTTTGACCACTGGTAATCTCGCGACTGGTGCAGCGTCCATGATCGCTGCCCGATATGCTGGGATGCTGCTTGGACCTTGGGGAGCTCTTGCAGCTGCGATCCTCACTCGCATGTTCTTCAATGGTCAGCTCAACCAGACCATTATTGCGTTTGGAAGAGCTACTGCATTTCTTGCGCCGACGCTTACAGCACTTGCTTCGATTGTTTATCGCGTATTTGACGTGTTGTCGGGAATGGTCGGACTCATTCTGTCAACTGTGCTTCCCGTGATCGTGACAGGGCTGGGTAATGCACTTAATTTTGCGCTGATTATTCTAACTGGGGCGTTTAACTTGCTAACAAACATAATCCTAATGGTTGTGTATCCTGTTTTCGTCGGCGCGGTATTTATCTTCCAGAACTTCATGATGGTTGTACAAATCGTGATGGCGATATTCCAAGCGCTAGTCGGCGTACTTGGAACCGGCAGCACAACAACGGCTGATTTCGTAGACGCTCTGGCCTGGTGCACTGAGCAGCTCAACGAATTCACGCGAAGTCTCCAGCGCGACACAAACTATCTTCTCCACGAAATGGGGCTCATGTCAGATGCTGAATACAACGCATCAATGGCAACCACAGCACTCGGTGAGCGGACCACACCTAAGTGGGTGACCGATTTCCAGAACGCCATTACGCAGATCACTGCAGCAACCACACAAAATGGACGTGCGGGCAATCAGCCCCCGCAGCCTCGACCGCACACAAGTCAGGACTTCCGCTATAGTCGTTTTGACATTACTCAGCGATTCGCCGAGGGCTTCGATCCTGACCGTGTGGCATCTGCGTTTGCGGACGAGCTCGCCGCTCTCTCCGAAAATCGGCTTGAGTCCGGCTTCCAGCCGGCGTTCAGCACGGCTGGTTAATCAATCACATTCGGAATTTTGATACGCTCGTAGCTGATGGTCTCTGTGACCCTGGTTACGACGATATCGCTTACCAGAGCGAGTGTATGCACGATGTTTGCATTGAGCTCCTTCTGGATAGCCTGATTAGCTGCATCAACGCGACCAATCAAGAACTTGAGATCTTTCTTGGTCGGTTTCCGGATCACCTGGAAGCGCAACGTGTTGTTAAGGTTGGACAGGGAAGCGGGTACACAATTACGTGTCCAAGAGGAGTGATTGTGGAATGTGTCGTCAGACATCTGGATTTCAAGATTGTTGGTGGGATCTGTCCAGAGATAGTCACCACATAGGGCAGCTCCGTACACTTCCAGATTGTTGACTAGCCTCCCACCATCAGATCTGACTAGCTTCACATCAATACGATACGTTGTGCGTTTCACGTTCAATCTTTCCTGATGGTCGCACGATATAGATTACGCGACCCCTCTTTCTTGCGTACCTGACTGTTGCCCAAGTGCCGCTTCTGAGGGCTTCGCCCTCTTCTTCTTTCGGAGTGGCAACTAGTATCGGAGCACCGTCTACTATCGCTCTGTTGCGCTTCAGGTACTCGTCAGGTTCGGCTGTCTCCTCGCCCGGGAGCATGGGGCACTCAGCCATCTTGCTGGTGTCGCTAGGAGGGTGTTTAAAGACGCCCAAACCGATCCGACGGGCAACGGCATGGGCCTGCTCGTCGGCGCCAATACAGGCCCCGTGGCGCAGCCGCACGACCCCTCTTTTCTGGAGCTGCCGAAGCAGGCCAACCAGTGCCGCTAGTTGGCGTTCCGTGCAGCCTTGCTGTGTGCCAGTAAAACCGACATCGTGGTCGATTTCCATGTAACTTTCGCCCGTTTCCTTCGTATCCACTGACGCTTTGAGAAGCAACAGTTCATTCTCTGCATACACGACAAGCTTGCTCAACTTCAGAGTTCAGCACCTTGAGAGATCGCTTCCGATCAGTGCCTCTAATTTTGCGTCCACGATCGAACTCTTGTCTTAGGAACTTGAGTTCTGCCGGCCACTTGTCACGACCAGGTGAGCGAAAAGTATAACCTGTCAGTTCTTCGTAAGCTTGCGCGCGATCGTAGGCTTCTCTGTGATTTAGATACAGATCTCGCCATTCGCCAAGACGTTGATACGGACAACAAGCACAGTCAGTTCTCTTCGGTACGTTGACATTCAGCTCAGCTAAAGAGCTGATCACGCGCGCTCTGTCCCAGCCCCATTCGCGTAGCGGGTATCTGTACTCGGCGTAATCGCCGTACAAACCCTCCCGTTCAGGCTCATCTGCTCGTAAACCTACAAGCAGTGTCATGCCCGGATGCCTTTTCAAATAGGCAATGCAAGGCTCAATTTTGATTAGTCGTGTGCACCACCGCTGTCTGTTGTTTGGTAGAGCGTTGAATTCTTTAATGTAGTGATCAAGTGTATGATTAGTTGGCAGCACCAGTGGTGCTGCCAACTTTGTCGCAGTTTCTACAATATGCTCCCAAACGCCCGGCAATTCATCGCCTGTTGGTGTGTGCAACAGGACAAAAGATTCACCAAATCGATGTAACTCATAAGCCATCGCTGTTGAGTCTGCTCCTCCGGAAAAGGCTAGGATATTAGTGCTCGGTGGAGTCATCTTTGGGTCGAGCAGCTTCATCACTTTCCTTCTGTTTTGGAGTTGTGCAGTTGGCAGTGTCCTTAAGCGTTCGGGCACACTCAGTTTGGTGCCAGATGATATCACTACCTGAAACCACCTGGTCACACTCCTGGCACTTAAAGCTCATACCTTCGGATATCTACTAGCAGCTGCGAGTGTTCCATCTCGCAGCTGCTCAAACTCAAAATCGCTGAACAAGTTAGGTGCCTTGAGCCGAAGGCTCTGCAGCACTTCAATCATCGGTCTACGTATGCGCACATCTGCATGAGCGCTGCAACGCATACTAAAGATATGCCGCCAGGCTCTAACATTGGCAGTAACGATGATTGGAGCTTCTGTACAGTTAGGTAGCACTTCACGAGAACAGGACTGTATACGCTTACGATATTCAGTAGATGATTCTCCGTCATTGCGCTTGATAACCTCCCTAAGTTCATGAGACGTGACCCTATAGTCTTCCACCGCTCTGTCGATACGTCTCTCGAATTGCGCAATCAATTTCGATGAACCGTTGTATTCATAGGGCATCACGAAGCGCAAATGCTCATCGTCAACGTAGCGCTGGCTGACCTGGGAGAAAGCGGTACCGGCTCTGTGCCTAACTAGCTCATGAGTCGTCGCACGGTCAATACCGAAGAAGAGCACAGAGTAGCTGGAATGCTCGAACACAGAGCCATGGGCTGACTCCATAATGCGCTCAAGATACTTCTTGTTTTCGGCTAGTGGAGTGCGCTTCTCTCCAAAGCTCAAGTAACAATTTCCAGACAAGTGCGGTATCCCGTTTCTTCTAACAAGAACAATACCATTGTCAGTTGTAACACAATGGACCTGTCCGGAGTAATGACGCCTTTCCATTAGCACTGACTTGTTTACTTGGGCGACAGGCTTTATTTTTTTGCGAATAGCCAGCATCGGGTAATTAGTACCTGCGTACATGCCAGGCGTCCCAGTGAATCCAAGTTTGAGCAGAATTTCCTGCGCCTGATCTACGAGGGTTGCTGACGTACTACACAGCACCTCACCACCAGCTGCGTATTGATGACCATCAGTTTCCACAAGCAGTTTCCATATTTTCTGCAGCTGCTCTGTCGGGAGTTCGGTAACCCAATTGGGTAGTTTTTTATTTGGTGACAGTTTGCCGCAATGCTGTTCCATGTATGCACGCAGAGGTTGTCCGCCGCCTACTGCAATTCGCAGCACATTGTTCCGTTTGTCCATCCAGACGCTGGTAGGCAGTTGCAGAGTATCGCAGACAGCCCGTACTCCGGCATAGTGGTCTCCATAGATGACCACCGCGCCGCCCACACCCGTAGCCAGGGTACCCTCTGTCGCATAATACGCGCAAAGTATAGCAAGTGCTTCAATCTCCTTTTCTGTTGAGTATACGCGACCTGCCATGGTGACTTTTTTAGTTCCCGCCTTGGTGTGCTGATTGGCCACCGCTTGGGTTTTTTCGACATCCGGGATCGTCACTGTGTCCGGCCAGCGGCCTGTCCAGCCATTTGGCGGAGCCGTGAGAATTTTGAATTGCGTCGTCGCAAGTTCAGAAGTTTTGGCAAATTTATATGTCTGATCGGAACCCCACTGCGCCCATTGCCTGTGATCTGGCGTAACTGCGAAATCCACGTCTCTGCCTTCGACGTAAAACAAGTCTCCGACGTAATCGTATTGATGCCAAGCCTTCGGCTTCCCCCATTCCAGTTGTGCCGTTGTCGGGTTGAGGGTCATAACTTTCTCTACTTCGTGCGCGTCACGAAATCGGCGCCAGCCAGAATTAGTCAGGATTTCGGTTTCCTCATCAAAACACAACTGACCAGCAAACTGAGAAAGCGTCTCGGCGCCTGTTTCGTAGTCCGTCTCTCCGTAATCTGCGATGCCCGGACTGTCCTCTGTAAAGAGTTCTTGCATTCCGGCAACGCCCGTCCAGGTGTCAAACTTGGTCTCGGCGACAACTTCAGCTCGCGGAGCTTTCACGTATCTGGCTCCGCCCTGACTCGTGAATACTTCTAATTTCTTCATTTCTTCCACTCTTCTTGAGGGAGTTCCACGGTTCTTGCAAATCTATCGTAAACCGTTCCGTGGCAATTCGGACATTCAATTTCTTCAGTTTGATTGTAGCGATCGTACTGCACTATATGAGCGCAATATCTGCACGGAATCTCACGAACCCAAACAGTCAATCTCGGAGGTAGGCATCGAATCATTCCCAAAACATTCCTTATAGTCTTCCCAGGACATGCCAAGCCATTCATGCAGTTCGCATGGTGGATTGGGCATGGCATGCCACTGGTCGATCAAATCATCAATTTCTTCAGAGCTCACAGACTCCTCCAACGCAGGCTGGCTCAGATGCGCCTTCGCCCTCGTCATCCGTTTCGTAAAGGCGGAGATTACTGAAGTCTAGCTCTGGCAATGCTGCCAAAGCCTCTTCGTACTGTTCCTTAGTAATCTCCTGATAAGGAAGCAGACGATACTTGGTGTCCGCATCTGAGTGCGGCAAGAAACTGAGTCCTGTCACCTCGTCAAAGTGCTGGTACAACCACTGACCAACGCCCAGCCATTCATTTGGGCGAACGTAGATAGTAGCCGACTGATTGTGCCCCTTGATTCCGCACCAGGTACGCATGATACGCAGATAGCGCTCGCACTGCTCAAGAGCTGTCTCGTGATCTCTGAGCATCGCGTGCTCGGGAGCTTTCACAGGGAAGCGAGCTACCCAGACATCAACCTCGTCATCAGGAAGATGCTCTTGTCCGTTTTCCTTGAACACAGGAACACCGTAGTCCCGGATCATCTTGAACAAAGGGTCTTTCGAGCTCACTCTGACGTGGCGGAAGTAGTATGGCGCGTAGCGTGGATGGAAGCCACTGGAACAGTCAACTAGCTGCGAAGAGTTACCGCTAGGTTTCCCGCATGTGATGGCCACAGGCTCGTTGATGTCCAGAAGCATGCTGACGTGTGCGGCTGTCATGCGCGCGACAGTGTTAAGCGAAGTAAGAACACCTTCGTTGTTTGTCAGCTCGGGATTGTCGCACTGTCCTGTCAGATCTACGCCGAGGAGCCTGTCCTCGTCACAGAGCTGCTTCCAAGCTGGACGCAAATACGGAAAGTGTGTGTAGGAAGCTTGTATGCAGCCTAGCCAGGTAGCCAGACGAACCTTGTGCGCAAGTGTTTGCTGCGTGTCCCCGGGCCGAACTACGGCCGCGGTAAGGTTACAAAACTGGGCGCCGCCACCCTCGCCTGTCCATGGATTGAGTGCCCGCTTAAAGCGCAGACCAACTTCGTGACAGGGGTTGGATCGTATGTTTTCGGTATTTCTAGCGGCTCGTTTATTCCAATTCATGATTGAGAAACCGCGCTCACCCGAACCCGAGTCGATTAGGTTCTGCCACTCTTCCCGGAAGCGCTCGCCATCGGGCCGCTCAAACCAAACAGCAGAGTTGTTTGCCATGTAGCGGATAGGGGGCACGTCACCTTGTCGCCAGTCCTTGGCGTGTCGCATTTCGATATCATCGGGATCGCTGAAAGAAATCAGAGAAGCGCGACGAAAACCACCCACCATAACGATCTCTGCGATCATGCACATGATGTCGTGCGCTTCAATTGGCTTGAGTCGACGACCTGCAGCTTTCTCAAGTATGTTGGCTACAAAATTATGCACGCGCTCAAGCGGCTCGGGACCGGAAGCCGTTCCGCCCTTGATACGCAGTCGAGCGCCCTTGGGTCGAATCTTGCTGTAATCAAACCAGACCTTGCGACCACGATGTCCCTCAACCAGGGCGTAGTGCAGAGAGTCGGCCCAACCTTCGGTAGAGTCCTCGATCACATAGGAGGCGCTCTCGCCTGTAGGAGCGGCCACTTTGGGTAGACAGTCAACGAATGTGCGCTCGACGCTGAAGCCAACGCCAGTTCCGCACATCAGTATGTACAGCGCTTCCGCAAAGGCTTTTAGGTTATCAATTGGCAGGAATGAACAGTTTCCGGTGACGATTCCATTCGGAAGTACAAATGAGTGATCGTCCTCAACTTCAAGACACCAAACCTCCTCTTCCTTATCTTCCGTAATGCTTTTCACGCTATAAGCGCAATGCGGCGATGCGCCAAATCCCAGAGTTAGCGCGAACCTTATGGTCTTTGGCCTGACTCCAAAATTAGTCTGCTGTCCTGTTAGATCTTCTTCTCGCGAGATATAGGCGCCAACAGCCGGAAAAACTGAGCGTACAAACTCAATTGACGCTTCGTTGGAAGACTGCAGACTTCTGAACGGACTCGGCGAGCCCGGGTTTGTATTTTTGGCGCCATCTGCGTCAAGGTAGCCGCGCACAAACGCTACAACATTTTCGTAGCCGTCCACCTCAATCGAAGGGAGTGCCTTTAGGTAGTGTCCAGTGTAGGCGACCGCATCTCCATTGAACGTCGGCGGCGAGCTGGTGGTGAACCCCAGCTCTTGGAACCTGTCCAAGAAGCGCGACTTGTCTTGGCCGCATAGTCGGACCATAGAGTGTGTGTACTCACCCTGCGGACCCTTTACGCACGTCCCATCCCCGTAGACGTAGCCCAGCGCCCAGTAATAGCGCTCTAGCGGACTACTCTTTTCGTACACCCAAGAGCCGACAAGAATTGGGGCGCGCTCTAGTCGATCTGATACTCGCAAATCCGACGTCCGGCTACCGTCAGCCAGCAACCATTGATGATTTTTGGTGGCCCGAACGTGCTGCACGGACGTACCACGAACAATTTGCACGTTGTAGAGCTTTTGGACACCATAATTGCGCACTACGGCCGGTTTCCAAGCTCCGCTGTGTGTCAGAACAGTAACAACATCGCCATTGTTAAAGTCTGAAAACCTCTTCACACCAGATTGTGTAATGAACGGTGTTTCTGCTCCCAGGCAGTTGTATCCGCACGTATTATCGCGATCCATTGCTGGTCCCGCGCACCAAAGTGAGCGCATGGATGGGAGCAGGTCCTTGTTCAGGATGGCTTGCTCAACCTGACCAGCTAGGTCAAATGTCAGATTCTGTAGCTTCGGATTGTTGCGAACGTAGTAATCAACGTATCTCTTAACGGTCTCGGGCCAAGTCTCTCTGCGCTTTTGCGCAGCCAACCAGCGCGCGTAGGTCCGCACATACACAAACTCACTCAAAAGATTAGAGAAATGAATACCGTTACCATTATCCATAGTTGAAGAGGTCTCCTGCATTGGGGGTTGTAACCAAAAAGTTTGGCACGAAAGCAATGCAGCTGTGTAGTCAGCTTGACTTTCTGCTAAAATGCGGAATATGCCAACAGAAGTGCCAGCGTTCGTGATTCGAGAGCTTACCGGCCAAAGACGTGCGGTGTCTTTGCGTGATCGGGCGCTCCCGTACAGACCACTTGTACTAGAAGGCACCCAACGTGTCAAGGTCTCCTATCCTGCTGGATCGCCAGAAGGTCACGGTACTGTCACAGGACCCACCGAAGAAGAGACCGAAATCGAAGGAATGTGGAAGGATATGTTCATCGGGACGAACCTGTCTGGGCGTCCGATGATTCTATTGTTTGCTGCCCGGTCAGGTGCCAATACAGCCGGTGCTATGACCCCAGTCCCGACAGCAGTCGAAGCCATCGAACTGATCGACTCAATGCGTATCGATGGTCAGCAGGTCGAGGTTGAGTGGGGACCAATTCGCCGCAAAGGCTTCATTAAAAAGTTTCGATACAAGTATCACAACGTCCATGACGTGGAGTGGTCTCTAACCTTCATCTGGACCTCGAAAGGCTCGACCTCGCCACGGCCAACCTACGGCGCTCTGGCGCCCTCGCAGCTCGATACGGGCGGGAGCCTCCGCGAGTCCGTCGGGCGCCTTCTGAGGGCCCTGGACGCGCCCGGACAGGTGGTCGAGGAGAACATGGCCGAGCTCCGCAACACGATCAACAGAGTCACGGACGCATCGCTAGCCATTGACCAAACGGTGGCTGGACTGTTCGATCAGACTGCTCCGCGCGGCATTACAGGTCCGGTTCAAGGTTTGCTTGGTGGTGTGGTCGCGGACGCTACATCGGTCATGAATGCGTTTGAAAACTCCGGATGGGCCGGAATGTTCACCGATTTCCGTCGAGTTGTGCCATACTCTCAACACGTTGCCTCGACACCGCCGACGTCAGCCTTCGACGCCGCTGACGCGCAGTTTCTTAACGATGTTGATCCTGTTCAGATCTTGCAAGCGCAGCTCTACGGAATAGAGGGTAGAAATGATGCCAGAGCAATTCGTGACGAGGCTGAGCTACGTCGTCGAGCTCTACTCTCCGACGATGGAAACTTTTTGGGAACGTATCGAGCAAGATCCAATGAGGATCTTCGCTCTGTGTCTAGCTTGTATTTTGGTACTCCTGATCAGTGGAGGCAGATCATGCTAGATAATGCCCTGACATCCAGTATTCTGGAAGAGGGTCAGGAAGTCCGCGTTTACCGCCACGATGTGGAGCAGAGATAATGTCCAGTGTTCTGAAGCTAATCCCCAACAAGCCTGAATCCGCCAAGCTCATCGAAGTACTCGAAAAGGTACTCGAAGATGCTAAGGCAGGCCGTTGCACGGCAGCTATCGTTATCGCTGACTACGGCGATACATCAAGGATGAAGACAGCCGGATATACCCGCAGCTACGATATTGTTGCTTCCCTAGAGGCGCACAAAATCGGCTTCATTAGAGACGAGATTATCGAATGACAGAAGAAGCGTTCTATCCATCATGTGTTGCGCACATACAGATCAGCTTTGAAAAGAAACTGTATGTGCGCGAGGAAGCTGGCAATAACCAGTTCCGCAACACACCGCTAGCGACGAGCAACAATAACGGCACGTTCGTAATGAACCGTGTGCCGAAGAAGATGACTTGTCGCTATCAAGGACACACTCAGGCAGCCACCTGGACCATGGTGTTTGACTATAAAGAACTGCCGATCGACCCTAGAACCATCGCAGCTTCAACTGTCGAAATCTATCTGGGTACCGTACCTGCGGAACACTTTGCAGACGGTATGAAACACGAGTACAGACCTGGTGTGCGTCGCTCGATTCTGCAAACACGCGATGCTAGCCAGAAGCCAATCTACCGTGACTTGCTACTTGTTGGACCTGTAGACGACTGGAAAGTTAGCTACGAGAAGGAAGGGGCCGAAGTTCATCTAGAGGGTAGAGATCTGCGAGGACTCCTACTTGATTCTCCGCTAGTTTCTGCTCGCGATCAGTTCGATTACGATCACGGCTTTCCAACCAGAATACCGCGACGTAAGCGCAGTAATATTCTGAACAGACTCAATACCAAGCAGAACATCGTTGACTTGGTTCAGCAGATTCTGAATGAGCACGACCGTCTGCGAGAGATTGTTCCGGACATTGAGGTAGTTGCTTACAAGGACGAATGGCCAGATGGCGTCATTCTGTCTCCCGGCGCGGGTAGCCATTTGTCAAGACATCGACGAGGAGCCAACGGTCAGGGCTCTAATCCTGGTACCGCTCAGAACGGTTTGAACTTCTGGGATATAATCACGCGCTACTGCAACCTCTGTGCCGCTGTTCCCCGATTCGTTGGACGCAAGCTTGAGATACGTTATGCACCATCACTTTACAGCATGGTAACCGGCTGGAACAGCCGAATTCCATTTGCTAATGGCGAAGCCAGAACAGACGGAGAGGGCCATGACTGGCTAGTACGCCGACTGGTGTATGGTCGTGACGTTGAGTCTATGGAGATCAATCGTAAGTACGCCGGTAACAACAAACCCAAGACTGTTCGCTGCATCACTGTAGATAGATCATCCACAGGTCGCGGCAGAGGTCAGCTACTTGAGGCCGTTTGGCCTCCGCGTAACGTGCGTGAAGCTCGCCGAGAAGGCTTGCACGGCAATCGTGAGCAGCTTCGCGACTACATCGGTGGTCAGGAGTCTTCGGAAGTTTTGAACATTCCAGTGCGCGGTGTGCGCAACATGGCACAGCTCATCTCGATAGCCCAGTCGTTCTACGAACAGATCGGGCGACAGGAGATGAAAGCCGAAGTGAAATGTGACCGTGTAACGTC